GCCATTANTGCATCCTCTGCTTNATATCTTTTGTTATGATGTCATACGAGTGCTTCCAATCCTTCAGCTTCCTCGTCATTCCTTTCCTGGTCCACGCCTCTAGCGAAGAGCATTCATTGTTTACAGCATAGCCTTCTAGCATGGGTAAGAAGTCGTACCATATATCCATNTCCTTTCCTGAAAGAGTAATAACTCTGACGATCTTCTTTCTGGGATAGGTAATGATCTCTGTTATCATGCAGGCTATGATCTCGTTGTTCTTCATGGCTACCCACATTCTGAGGTCGCCAGTGTCGAGATGCTTTATCAGGTCTTCTGCCTCTAGCTCTCCTTCTGAATGCTTTAGAGCTTTGTTGAGGAGTGGTAGTGCGTCGTCCCAGACGTAGGTTATGTCTTCCGGGTTGACAAGAGCGACCTTACACTGCCTGCTTGGGGTGGTTTCGGCCTGGAGTTCTGTTACAAGTTTACCCATGATGTTCCGTTGTAAAAGTAGATTCCTTCTCCTGATCCTGGATTCCAATCGGTGCCGTCTGCGTAGCGTACATCCCCATTCCTTGGTTTGGTCGGCTCGATGTGGGTTCGTTCAAGACGGAAGATGGATTGGTTAAGTATGATGTTGCCGAGTCTTTTCAGCTCTGTGACAAGATACCCGCCAAGATCATCCACCTGTTCTGGTAGCGGTCCTGGCTCATACCTGACTACACTCTTCTCTACTCGATCTGCATAAGTAGCCACTATGTGTAACTCCTCGATCCTCTCCTGCCTGCGTCCTCCACTTCAATGGTATAACCATCCAGTTCCCAGTTCATATCTGTAGTAGACTCAAAGCGTACACCGTACAGCTTGCCAGTTCCTCGTATCGAAACTTTAGCTTGGGAGTCGGGATTGAAGGTCACTGGAGAACTCCAACTCACACCGTCCTGTGTGCTCATCTGAGTACCCAGGTACACGTTGATCTCGTTGGTACTGTTGATGGACATCTTCGGCCAGATAGAGCTGATACGCTTTACTGTGGTGTGGTCAGGTTGACCACTCGCATTCAATGTAATACCAGTCCTCTCTATAAAGGACACCATGTCTGTAGTATCCTCCTGATTGCCTGACCTGTCTCTGTAGAGCTTCGTATTACTGGGATCAACAAACAATAACACCTTATCCTGAAGGTCATAACTCATTGTCCACGGGCCTGCTATTGTGGACCATGGATTAGTTGCCGAAGCCCAACTTGAAGAGGTGGTTGGGTTTCCTACGTTCCCATAACCCATGTGGGCAACGTCTGGGAGGTCTCTGATTACAAAGGTGTTCGTTATGTAGTTCCACACCACAGCTCTGTCAGGTTGGTTTGTCGGCGCACCGTCTGAGGTGAAGCAGAATAGTATCTCTGTTCGCCCATAGTCAGCCGCAACAAAACATTTATTGACCTGCGCTCCATCTATCTCTGTGAAGACATACTCTTTCAATTTCTGTGGCAGGATTGGTTTCAGCCTCTGACCATCGTTGATATAGAAGTTGCCTTTACCAAAGATCGCATGACCACCATCAAACTCTGCTACGCAGTTCTTGGCTATCGCTCCAATCGTGGGAGATAGCTGCCGAAAGGAAAAGATGAAAGGAGTTCCGACATAACTCATGGAGTAGGTCGCGTCTTCCTTGTAAATCATAAACGTGTCTCTCAACTGGAGACCGTCTAATATATCGCCTTTCGTATCTGCTAGTTCAAATTCACCCGCATCGACCGTACTGGTTGTCTCATTCCAGGAGGATGGCACAGACTGTAAGCCTGCCTCCGTACTCCACTTGACCAACCGAGGATAGTTGACACCACCTCTCTTTACGTTCAATCCCACCAGGAACGAGCGGAATGCTCGCATGGATTTTACATAGACATTGACAAATGCAGGAGCATCGTCTAAATGAGTGGCAGCAGTAGTGCCATTCTCTCCTCTGCCTATGCCTGTAAATTTAGTAGCTGTCTTGCCAGTATAGGATATGTCCTCACTGTCAACGGTAAAGGTGCCGGAGGTCGGGAAGTCAGTTGTCGAGTCTACAACAATCTCATCAGGACTGGGAACTCCTGTACCTGTGATCGCACCATCCAGTAAGGTGAGGCTCGGCCAGTTGGCTAAATCCTGCATCAGAGTGGAGGATAACGGTACACCGTTTGTCAAGGACCAGTATTGGGGTTTGTCGTAGTTGTTGGTCAGGACCAGTACACCACCGATAATGGTAGAGGTCCAGGTCTCGTCGGCTGTGGCTGAGTAGGCTCCGCTAGACCTTGTGATATCGTACCACTTGGTCGCTCTCGTTACGGTAGCGTCATCGGAATGGCTGTCAGGACTCGTACTGTCTGCGCCTCTACTACACGTTGTGAAGGTAGTGGAGGTCTTTCCTGTATACGATATATTCTCAGAACCTATCGTAATAGTACCGACAGATTCAAACCCAACAGTGCTGTCTACAGTTATAGTTGCAACACTGTCATTTATACCACCATTAAGAAGAGTACTAGAATTAGTATTATCATAAGCNTAGATCGCTGACAAACCGCACACTATCCAGAATTCTGGCACCCCAAGAGTGAGCTGTATAAGGTGGTAGGGTGCGACAGGACAGGTTGCCATAACCTCAGAGTAACCTGGGGTCTTCATTATGGAACCTTCTTCTGTCTTTACGTTATTACCATTGCTCCATACGTTAGGTTGTAACTGCCATGGAGATGTCTCCTTGACAATGCCTACCTCTCCAACTTTATCTATGGCAATATACGCCACTATTATTCCTCTTCAGGCTCCACATAGTNGGGATCATTCGGCCATTCCTTATCCTTGGCATCCCATTCTTTCATNCCGTCAAGGTCCGTGATGTCGGCGATCTCTTCTTCAAGAGCATTGCCGTGATCTCTGATCGCTCCTCTCCAGGTCTTCCAGTCTCCCGCTATATCCTTATAGCCTTCTTCTTCCCGAATAATCATCCAGTCGCTTGANTTGAGNTGACCCGCAACCTGTGATTTGATCGTGTCGATCCTCTGCTCCTTGAGAGTCTCTACATCTCTAGGAGTTCCGGTATAAGAGATCACCCATTCGTTACCCATAAGCGTGTAGTTCTCGCCACCTGTGTTGTAGTAACGTTGGTCAACAACGTCCATACGAGCAGGTCTGATACCAAGCTCTGCTAGTTCCGNCTTACTCCACTTGCGGAATATCTGCCGTGGGTATCTTATACCACCGATTGTCATTTCTCTGGGTGTCTTGATTACACCGAATGCTTCTGAATACCACATAATATTACCTCGCGTTAGCTGTTTTGAATGGGGTTTCGGCAAAGGCCATTACTAAATAAGTGGCAGAGTTATTATTCCATCCATTATCATCGCATCTAATCTTAATTCCATTAGATACATAATCTATTTGTTTTGCTGACGAGTCAACTTCTGCACTGTTACCATTAGAAAATAAATATTCTTGAACCGGGTTGTAAGGTTCTCTAGTTCTATCTTGAATATTCCAATCATCAGAACCGACGATATAAGCTTTTATTATTGTGAAGGCCGGCTTAAAACCCGTGTAAATAAATGGTCCATCGTCGTCGTTATTGGCTACATACTTGGTAAATTTTGAATAGCCTTCAACTTCATGGAAGCAATAAAAAATAATGTCGTTAGTATCTGTCCAGTCAGTTCCAACAGAAATCACACTAGCCGTTGGTGCCGTATCTTGCCAAACCGTACTCGATGTACTTGGTTGACTAGCATCATTTAAGGTCATATACTCTGTCCATCCAATTAGAGTAGAACCTGTATTCCAATCAGAACCGCCATCATCATAATCCTTAGGAATAATAAATGTTGGTGCTTCAGAAAGTCCGTGTCCTACCGTAGCATTAGAACCAGTTGAAGTCCATTTTACTATTGAAAAACCCGCCGAGGTATTAGCACTTACTGTTGATGTAATAGTTCCATCTGTATTTGATACTCCAGTTCCACCCCCTTTCCAGTTCCATGAGACATAGTTTTCTGTATTGGTATTAACTACAACGTCATCACCTACAGTAAATCCATCAGAATCTAATGACGCTACAAAGGTATTGTCATCTACTTCTGCATCCTGATCGTTGGGAACAAGGTACTTGGTTGCTCCGCGAACCTCGTCTACTAATATGTGATTATCTGCCTCATCTCTGTTCTTGATCCAAGTTAAATCGGGCGCGAACCCAACCCCAGTTACTGCTAGGGTAGTGGCACCATCACCAGTGTAGAGTTTGGTATTAAAATGATCTGTAGGATCAGCTATCTCTGGGGCTGAGAGATTACTCGTACAAAGAGCAAGAAACCCAGAAGGGGGTTCATAGTAGAAGTCTCCTATTGAGTTACCGTCCTGATTGCCTTGTGCTGTAACTGTTCCTGCGAATGAACTATCCTGCCCGAAATTCCAAGTATGCTCATCTCCATAACAAGCATCATAAGAAACAAATCCATTTTGTGTTGTCGTTGGCATGGTTACTGGAACATTACCACTACCACTCAAAACCGCATTATTTATAAAGAACTGGATTTCACCATCGTCCATATTGACGGCAATACCTATGATATCGTCCGCTGCAAAACTACCTACACCAGATATATCTGTTAACCCATCCAGATATATATAACCACCAGATTCTGGGGCTAATTCAACATATCCCGGTGGCATCCCAGTGTCGTCCCATAACGCCACATCATTTCTTATTCCTACTGGACCGTTATTAGGCAAGCTATGGATATAAACCTCAAAGTACCATTTACCACTTGTTGCCCCAATCGTACTAAATGTGCGACCCCAACCTGCGGCACCGGGATTATTTCTGAGATTGCCTTCCTCTAAATATACTCCCACTCCTCCTCCTATTAAAGGATTGAGAGTCGCAAAGTTATTAGTAGGACTGTCCTCCATCTGGTCAGTAGCGGCAAGGTTGGTAGCGGTAAAGGTGTTGTAGTTTCCGCTTGAGTCTGCGCCAAGACCACCATCCCAATCAGAGTGGATCAGGAGCACGGTGTTTGAATCTGCGGTGAACGGTGTTGGGTTCGCTATGGTTCCACCATCTTGGCCAAAAGTGGTAAAGTTTGCGGTGTAACGAGCAATTCCTTTTGAAATACGAACCTCATCCATGTATCCATTCAGATTGCCGTTCGCATCACTGGCATCCACATAAGAACCGACACAGGTATCTACGGTAGAAACATAAGATGTACTATCCGTTTCTGTTGATCCTATCTGCGTTCCATCAATAAAGCATTTTAGGTCTGTACCTTCTCTTGAGAAGGCAACGTGATACCACTGATTTTCTGACGGTTCCCAAGTAAAATCATATTTATCGCTAGTGTTTGCTCCGTAATACCAAGCAATTAGATTTGTTGAATCCGGGTCCATCCTAGCACCCCAGTTACCCGCATAACCCCCACCTGTACCAGTAACATTACCAAATATTCCTTGGTAGTAATCACCCTCTCCAGTGTTATTAAATCGAACCCATCCTTCAACCGTAAAATCACCTGTGCCAAATGCGAAATCTGATCCTGCGGGAACGGTAAGATAATCTCCAGTGCCATCAAAAACTATAGAACTGTCACCAATCTTTTGCTGTGCGCGAGTATTGGCTGCGCTGCCTTCAGCGGTTATGGTATGCACCGTACCTTGTGAAGTAGTATAAGATGTAACAGTACCTTCGCTGTCTTTTATGATTACTATGCCAGAACCACATCCTTACCTACTCCAAGAACATAATCATCGCCACCACCTCCACCACTGCCTGTATTAGCAGTGCCAACTGTTCCTGCTACACCGTCGCTTGAACCATTACCACCACCACCAGAACCTCCTGTGCCACCAGCGGCACCTGTGCCACGACCGCAACCGCCACCACCGCCAGCATAAGTTACTG